GAGTGCGTAGTTGAGGAAGTGCACGATTACGAGCGCGGGAATGCTGTAGACCATGTTCTTCCCAAACTGCTTCATGTATGACTTGAAGGTCGGGTGGGGTTCCGGGAGAATGGAAATTTTCATTTTTCCTCCTGTAGTAGGGGTTTCATTATAGAGCATGTAATTTTTGCGAAAAATATAAAGTCTATGTAAAATCGAAGAAAAGAAGAGCCCTGCGTTTATAGCAGAGCCCTTCTCTCTTCGCCCTTGAATCAACTAGCGACCTAGACTTCGAGTCGCGAACGGCCAGGCTTTGGTTGTAAGAATTCCGTCTCGGGATTCGAACAGCATGACAGCCAAGATTCCTCCGACAGTGACGATTGCTGAGAGTATCGCATCAGGGCTTGGACGACTGAGAACTTCACATTCTCTTGTTCCAGCCAATTTGCGGTACGCGTCAACAACCTTCTCGTAGTCGGAATCTGTAGGTTTCATACTCTCCAGTTCCGTCAAGACGTTGTCCATGACAACTTCCAGGTGGGATTCGCGGTGCTTGAAGGGTTCGATCATTTTGCTCCTTTCAAGAGGGTTTCACTATAACCGATGTTATATTCGCGAATTGTCGACAGCAAACGTGACGGTCTTTTTATTCGGAAGGTCTGCGATATCTCGAAGCAACTCCAACTTGTACACGTCTTTTTCAGGATCACTCGTGTCAACTCTCAGAATACCGTCGGTATCGCCACCGGTCTTGTAATACTTACTGCGACTTACACCAAGAATGGCACCCAAAAATACATTAAAAGCCGACAGACTCCCGACGATTTGCTCCCCATAGGGCCACCCCCACAAAGTAGACAAAGCGAAATAGAAAGTCGCCAATGCGGGAACAAAGTATTGCGCCAGCCAACGAATATCGTCATACAACTCGTTAGACATTATACTTTTTGATGGCGATTCCTCATATGCGACATCCCCATCATAACCGCGTTGAGCCCTGTATGGTTCTATCACAAGTTACCCCCATCACCTCGAATGTTTGGATGAACTTCGTGCATTGGTAAATTCTCCAGTTTCTCTTTAATTTTTACGGCATACCCGTTACCGCCAACGTTGCAGTAAGGCTCAAACAAATAAGTCATGAAGTCGTCATACTCATCATACGTGATCCAACCGCGTTCAATGTAAAACTTACCAACCCAAACAATTCGGTCGTGCGCTAGACCTTTTAAAAGATCAATTTTGCTATCATTTTTGTTGTTTCTAGCTTGAATGTACGCCCAAAAACCACTCGACGTCATTACTGACACTATTATGGCGATTATGTATTCCATGTATCAACCGCCAATAGCAAAAACGGGTCGCACCCCATGAAGTTCTGAAGCATCGGCCAAGTACGAAACATTGTTGTATGACAAACAATACGTGTACTTTGTGGAGCTGTCACGAAGCCAGAAATTGGTTTGACCGACATGCCCGGCGACGTCGAACAACGCCAGAGGACGAGTCCCGTATGAAGTTGTCGTGCGGTCCGGGTCGAACGGCCCTTGTGCGGAATAGTAGTTCTGACCAAAGATCATGGATTCACTGGGAATCTCCAAAGTTGCGTCGTAAAAAGCCGCGTCATCAGGAACGCCGTTGTAGCACGCACTCACATACTTCATCCTGTGGGTCTTAATAGCCGAAGGGAATGCCGCGTTAGCCTGATTTTTGGCGTCTGTCAAACCCGTCGAGTACATCAAAGACCCCGCGTAGCCCTTGTTTGACGAGTTGTAGTCATACATTTTAGCCGTATACAAAACCGAATCGGGCATGATGACCAAATGGTTGGTGTTGAATTGCGTGTCACCAATACCGTACCAATAATTTATGTCGACAATTCGCCACACAACGCCGTTTATCGTCCAGTAGTCCCCAACCCAAAGGCCTGTGAAAGAGCCGTCAGCCACCTTGGCTTTTTGATCGACAGTGAAAGACGTCCCAAGACTCTTACCTCTGAAGAATCGACGCTTGTTCTGATACGGAAGCGCTAAATCCATAGCAGCAAAGAACCCGTTTTGCGTGTTGAGAGCCGTCACCTTGGCATCTACAGCCAGAATGTTAGCCTCGAGATTGGCCGCAACATTAGATTCCAATGTGACACTAAGCGCGTTGAACCAGGTATTGAACTCGGCAGCCTCGGCGTTCTTCCAAGCGTCCCAATCGGCGCCCCACTGCATAAGAAGCGCATCAGTGTTGAACGAACTCATAACCCCCGTAACAAATGGCGTGGATGACGTCCCAACCATGTTTGTTATGTTGGCTTGAGTTACTGTTGATGTGTTGGCTTTTGAATATATGTATGCGAGGGGGTATTGCTTGGTGTTCGCATCATTAACCATAGCTGGTCGCAAAGGACTGCTGGCCGGTGTTCCGTTAACCAGCTTTATGGTGTTTGTTCTGGCCGATATACCAACCTCGAGGACAACTGCGTCTATTCGATCCAAAACGGCCGCGGCCGCAGATACCGTGAGTGGGATGGCTGAGTCATTGAAGGTCCAAGTGTGATTGAACCAGGCGCGCCCTGTGCCAACGGTGATCCCTCGTCCAGTAGTAGCGGCTACAGCGAATGAGTCCCCAATACTAGCGTAAACACCGTCGTGAATAATCCCATCAAAAATGCTACTCATCTGTACAGCGTCGTATTTACGATCGCCGGCATTTGAGTTGTAGAATCCGTACGTGAGACTCATAACTTCTCCTAAATCAAATAACGTTAAATGATGGGTAAAGATCAGTCCCCGAGGACGAATACGATCTCACGAATTCGACGACCTTCGCTGAAACCTCGATCCCATATATGTCTTTAAATTGTATGGTGTCGCCCATAAAGTAATCAGCCCCATATGTAAACATGCGAAGATTCTCCGCTTTACCCTCAAATGACTGAACTGCTTTGTGCTCGGCAAGTTTCTCTCTTCCGCGCTCTTGAAGGAGTGTGTTGTATTCCTCATCGCTCAAAGTTACGGCAGGAGTATCCTCGATAACATCGCCGGTTTCAGGATCTGTCGTTTGAGTTGCTGGCTCTAGTTCATACTTTATGTCTTTAGCGTCTATGAATATCTCTCGACGGAGCAAACCCGCGCCGCCGCCAATTGCGGTATTCGCGAACCATCGATCATACCCATCGCCGATCCCGCCAACTCTAGCCAAAGTCTTGAGGGGCTGATTTGACTCTAAATAATTACTGTTTATAAGGTTGTCAAATTCCGGAGAGAACACGACGTACGGATTCACATCTTGCGCGTAAGACCGATCTTGTCCCATATACAAAGTGAAATTGAACTTGTTGTTCGAGTCCAAAGGCATCTTGAATCCTAGACCAGACATCTTACAAAGTGAGCAAATCACATCATAAAGATTCTCACCTGTAGTCTCCCCGACATAAGTCGGAGCTATGACACGCGGGTCTGTCGACTCGGTGTATGCTATCTCTGGTATGGTTCGCCAAGTGTTCTCAGGATAACACACATGTTCATTGAGCAACCACAATATGGAACCTTGTGTGGAACCCTCCATCTCAGCAAAGAACTCGATTATTCGCCTATCGAGAAGTGACTCCACTGATCGCCCAGACACCATAAACCGATTACCAGAAACAGAATCTGTAGTCAACTCGTGCTTTTCTATGACCATGACGTATTCTGAATCGGGAATGGTCAGATATCGATCTTGTTGGAGTAGGTCTAACAAGTCGGTTGATGGAGCCACCACCAACTCGAAATCACCGCACTTGTCAAATCGTTCCGTCCAGATAAACGATTCAAAAGAGTCAATTATACCGACGATGTTTCGATTGGAATCCAAAACACTGATATCCACACTAAACCCCCGAATACAAAACTTGATAATCTACCCGGAATCTCAAGTTGTTGGCGTCACCCGATGGTGTTGTCGTGTATGAAAACAGGTTGTCTCCAGTCGTTAACTGGAACCAGTCTGTGTTCTTGTCAAGACAATTCAAGATGTTTGTGTAAGACCCTCCACGCAAAAGTCTAGCGAACTTGTCACCACGGACTGTTGAGATATAGATTGTGTCTCCAGAAGCCAACGGACCACCACTCACGGACGCCAACTTGGTCGTATTTATAGTCATAGACTCTAGCGTTGTCGTATTGTGTATTGTGATGTTTCCTGAAGCGCCCATAGCATTGATTGTTATGAGAACTCCAGCTTCCTGATCGCCAGAATATGGCAAATTCTTCTCGAATATGAGTTCCAGTGTCGACAACTCAATTGTTGGTACCGTCAAACTGGCATTCTCCATCGGGAACTCAAATGTTGGCAGAACCGTAGAGAAATCAATAATGTTTTGGTCGACTGATGTGAAATGCGGTTTCGGGCACACGATCGAAATCGTTGTGGATTCTTGTTTACTGAAGATGTCCGGCTCATTAGACTCGACATATCCGTCAATCATAGCCAAACGATTGTCTGTTAAAACAAACAACGTAATAGGCTTCTTTATTGGGAAATGTTTGTAAGTCAAAAGCCGGACGTCCTCAATAGTAGGAACCGGCAAGAACCCAAGTGTGATGACAATGTTACGCTGCTCAAGTCTGGCTGAGTTGAACAGCGTACCATCGTCCATAGAAAACGCACTTGTGTTAATTGACGCCTTGCCAGGACCAAGACCCGTAATCGATTTCACGACAATCCCCGTTTGATACGGGTTCCTGAGCGTAAGCTCCAGAACGTCGTTCAAATGGTTCATCACCGTAATCGATTCGATCATACAGTCAAAGCTCCCTTCACTGTTGAAAGTTGATTCTTGGTCTGTCGGTAGATATCAATACGCGACAGTTCCTTTGGCGAGTAATTGTTTTGCACGTAATTCAAGACGGCTCCCTGGTTGGTAGTCGTTTGCATTGCGGGCGTTTGGTCTTGAGTCATTGTTGATGCGACCCTAGAAACATTTCGACGACTTTGTGAGACGTCAATTGACGGCTTGTTGAATAGTAGACCGTTAGCCTCATTCGCGCCCTTCTTGAGCTCACTAAGGTCGAATACCGGTCGAATCGTTGGTGCGGTGTCCATTCCGCCATCCAAAACCAACTTGGATACCCCAGACAGAGTCTTACTCAACGTCTTGATCGAGCTTTGACCCATGGCTGAAGCCCTACGGTCGGCCAAATATGCATAGTCATCTATGCCCTTAGCGAAGCCTTGAGAGAACCATTTACAAGACTCAGTCGACTTCTTCGACGGAGACCCCGCAAATATGCCCTTAGCGCTGTCCAAAGCGGTCTTTGCTAGATTACCAAGCTTTTCTGCGGCGGCTTTAACACGTCCGCCAATATCAGCAAGACCTTGGACGAACCCGTCGACAACTTTTTGACCCGACGTTTGAGCAGCTTCAAATAACCGATTAGCTTGCTCCCCAATAGCCGATATGACTCCGTCAACGAAAGTGATAATCATATTGAGCGCCGCAGTAGCCAAACGCTTGCCTGATTTACCAATCTCCTCGCAGAAAGTCTCAATGAGAGACAGCGCCGCATCAGCGATTCTAGGTATCTCAGCCTCAAGCCCTTTAAGGAACGCAATTATGATGTTGGCACCAGCGGTTACTATCTCGCCAATCCTATCAGCTATGCCCTGAAGGAAGTTTGTAATTATCTCCATAGCAATAGTGACAATTTGATATATGTTGTCTCTAATACCTGTAAGAAGTGCGATTATGATAGCCATACCGCAAGCCACAATCTCAGGAGTCTTGTCTATAATCAATTGAAGCAGTTGCGTTATGAATTCCCCAACAAGAAGGAATATGTCAGGCATTATTTCTCTGATTACAGTGATTAGACTTCTCAATAGCGCTACAACAATAACCACAATACCATCAACCAGAGCTGTGATACTGTTGGCTATAGCCGTAATAAGAGCGACCAAAGCCAACCCCAACTGTTCGCCGAGGAATGGCAACAGCGAGATTAGGCCCTTGAATGCCAGCAACAAAGTCGCTATTCCTGCCGCGCCAACAGCGGTTAGAGCTGCTAGACCCGCAGCGACCTTCAACAATCCTGCTCCAGCAATAACTGTCGCGACACTGATAATTAGAATTGCCCCAGCCAAAAGAAGTAACGGCGCCACAACAGGAGCAACCAAATACCCAGCAGCGACAAATATACCAAGTGCTCCAGCGAGCATAAGCAAGGCGGCGCCTATTTGTTTGATGTTCAATTGCGCGAACAACATAAGTGTGGGCGCTAGCATACCTAAAGCCATAGCTATAAGCATCAACGCCCCTGCGCTTTTAATTCCATCCTTTGGCATAGCGTTCATAGCGATCGTCAGTACAAGCATGGCACCAGCCAAAGTAACCAAACTCTTGGCTATCTCAGCCGGAGACATAGTCGCCATTATCTTCAAAGCTATAGCCAATATCAGAACTCCGGCCGACAAAGCCATAATTTGACCTGCCGATGCGCCGAAGTCCTTTGGCATAGCGTTCATAGCGATCGTTAGTATCGCCAATGTAGCGCCAAGCGTCCCGAGACCTTTAGCTATATCGCTAATTGACATCGTCGCTATAATCTTCAAAGCTATTGCGATGAGATTGATAGCTACACCCAAAGCCATGAGTCCAACCATAGCCTTCATTGTGTCTGGAGACGTCTCGAAATACTTACTGAATATTGCTATTTCAGCAAATATGAGCGCGACGGCAGCCAAACCCTTGATCAAACTCGCGGTGTCTATTTTCGACAACTTAATTACAGCGTTAGCTATCAACTCAATCGCGGCCGCCATAAGAGGCAACGATTGGACGCCCTTCTTGTCGATACCAGAAGACGCCACGGTCATTAGTAGCATCATCTCATAGACTATAACTGTTAGCGCCAAGAGTCCCTTGAACAAAGACTTATCATCAATGTCGGCAATATTCTTTAGCACACCCACAATTGTATTAAGAGCCATACTGAATACAACCAAGCTGATAGCGCCCTTAATAAAGGTACCAGACTTATTACTAAGCAATACAGCTGTACCTATAAGAAGACCCATAACAACGCTGAGTTTAATTAGTGACTCATAACCAACATCGCCCATTTGCTTTGCCGCTGTAGCCAGAAGTAAAACCCCAGCCGCAAACAAAGCGAGCGTCACGCCAAGAGAGGCAAATTTACCGACCTTTGCGGGACTTAGAACCTTGTCAAATATGATCATGACCGCCGCTAATTCAGCCATCAATATCGATATAGCACCCATAGACCGCTTCAGGTCTTCTGTAGGGATTGACGCGATGACGAACAAAGCCGCAGCCAAAATAGCCAATCCCCCAGCAATTTTAAACAACGCGTCGGCTTTCGTCTCAGTCGACTGGAATAGACCAGACAGCCCCTCCTTCAAAGCATCAAATGTTCCAGATATGCTACCAGAAAGCTTACCGAACTCGCTGAATGTCTTGACGAGGGATATAAGCATTCCGCCGCCAACAAGCTTTTCGATAGTGGCTCCAACCTTGTCCCAATCAGTATTGGTAAACACATTTTTAATTGCGGTTCCAATTGTTGAGAACGTCTCACGTATCTTACCGGCGACCGTTTGAAGCGCCGGAACAATATGTGGAGCTATAGCCTTACCAATATCGACCATCACGTTCTTAAACGCTGTACCGATCGATTTGAAGTGACCTCCGGCGACAGTAGCCGCGTTCTTTATTCCCGGAATTAGCCAATTTTGAATCGAGTTTCCAAGATTCTGGAACATCGGACCGAGATTTGCGAAGAATCCTGAGAAAGCAGCCTTGACGTCAATTCCGGACAAACTCGACTTTATGTCAGACCCAAGAGAAGACAATCCGGCCTTAATTGTGTCCAAATTGATGTTTTTAAGCGATTGCCACAACTCGTCTATTTTTGCCTTTAGAGACATTGCCGCAAATTTGATCGCAACAAGGGTCGCCGATATTTGTGTACCAGTGAGAGGACTGTTTATCGGTATAGCGCCGGTTTTAAGAATACTTAGAGCATCTTGAATTGCCGATTTGGCCGTTAAAGCATTCTCTCGAAGCTTAAGTAACTTGTCGGCCATCTCATTACCGGCGAGCGGGTTGTACAAATCAACAGTCCCAGTCTTAAGAATGTCGAAAGCACCCTTAATACCATCAGCGAACATCTTTATGTTTTCTGATGCCGAGCGACCCATCACACGCTTAATCAGGTTGTCTACAGACTCAAAAGCCAAATAGATTTTGCGTGCACCAATAAGAATTGGGGAATCCCAATGCCTACCAATAGTTCCTGTTGTGAGTGTTTGTTTGATTAAACCAACCCAGTCCATAACGGACGCAAATGCTAAATGAATTTTGCGTGCGCCGATTAGAATTTCGGAATCCCAATGCCGACCGATGGTTCCTGTTGTTAGTGTTTGCTTGATCAAACCGGCCCACTCTATTACTCCAGAGAAAGCGTCAACTAAAGCCCAGTGAACCCTAGCCGCTTCGGCGATGATCGGTTGTCCCCAACCAGACGCTATGTGCCCTGTAGATATGGCTTCCCAAAACAGTTTGATATAGTTTGCTAATTGGGAAAACTCAATGCCTATCCTGGGAAGTCTATCGAGATTTGCCGTTACGGCAAGAATCTTTTCTACAAACTGTCCAAGATATCCAGCAGCTATACCAACGGCTTTCCCGATAAGACCAAATCCCGCAACAACATAACTGGCGATTGTAAACAGACCCGTGAAAGTCCTTCTTAGATTCTCAGAAGTGGTATCACTAAGTTTGAGTCCGGCTGTAAATTCTTTGAATCGGGCAGTCAATTCAACCAGTCGTTCAACGGTCATTGGCGGGAATATGTCTCGGAACGCTTGAGATATAGGTTTTATGACACTACCTAGCGCCGAGACAATGTTTGTAATTCCCGAAATCAAATCGTCGCGGCCGCCATTAGTTTTCCAACCTCTGAGCATGTCGTTTCTAGCTTTGCTCATGGCTGTTATGGCTTCGCCGATACCATTCGAAGCCGAGGTCCAAAGACCGGTAGCCTCGTTGAAATCGCCAATGATTATACCGAAAGTCTCAGCCCATCCGGAAGCAACCGACTCTTTAAGAGTGCCAACAAGCTGACTAAACGTGCGAACTTGTGTGGCCGCATCTTGTGCTCGACGCTGTTGTTCTATGAAAGCATCAGCTTGCTTACCAGTTATACCGATGGAAGCTAGTTGCGCTCTGTTTAACTCTTCATTCTCTTCGGCCATGATACCGAGGTATTTAGCCATGACATCGCTCGTGAGCCAGCCTTCTTGAAGAGAGCCGTTGAAATCCTTCTGGACAAGATTGGCCGTTTTAGTTCCGTCTTTAAGTGTACCCATAGCTTTAGCTACAGATACAAGACCGTCCTGCATGTTCTTGTTACCCATACCGACGTTTTGTAGTGACCGCCAGTCCATAAGTCTAACAATGCCTGTATTCAACGCTTGAGACAACTGATAAGCGGCTCTTGACGCGTCACCAGCACTTGTTCCAGAAGCCGCAGCTTCGTTGGAGAAACCCTTGATGACCTTTGTCGCGTCCTCAATCTTCATTCCAGAGTTTGTGAAGAGCGAGGCGTTCTTTGTCATTTCTGCGAAATTATAGATCGTTTTGTCTGAATACTCATTAAGAGCATCCAATTCTTTATTCACAGTTTCAAGAGTTGTGCCGTGTCTGGCTGTGTTAGCCATGATCGTTTGAATAGATCCCATTTTGGTCTCGTATTCAGCGAACCCGTCAAGAATGGGACCCGTAACGAAAGCGTTAGAGAATTGTTTTGCTGCGTTTACAACCGCGTTTCCGATGTTCAGCATAGCCGCAACACCGACACCGCCAAGAAGCGAGAATTGACTAACCAAATTATCAACGCCGGAACCAATAGAACTGAGATTAACCTTTTTGGAGGCGCTGTCTAAATCACTAAAACCCTTTGAGGCGTCTTTTAGTTCTAAACCCTTTTTTAGCTTGTCGAGAGAATCGGTTGTTTGTTTAATACCGTTCTCAAACTGCGCGTTGTTGAATTGCATCTCTACAACGCGTTCGTCAATGCTACTCATGATGTAGTCACCGCCTTCCAAACATCGTTTGCGATCCTATCGAATACGGGTCGCATGGCTGGGTTAATGTAGTCTCTTCCGGAAACATAACCACCCGTTCCAGTCCCATGACCATATTGCAGAATAATTGCGATGATAACACCCGAGTTAATATTGGTGTTGAACCAAGTGATTGTGGCCTTAGTCTTTGAAATATCAACTTCGTATCGCCAAGAACCGGCCGTTTTTCCGGAATCTAAAGGTGTGTTATTAGCTAAAGCTTCAACGCCTTCCATACCGTATCGATTTAGATTTCGATACATCTCACCGGCGCGCATTTTAGCTAAAAATCGATCGAGATTGTTGAAGTTTCCCTTGGCTGTGACCACAATCACTTTAGATCCTTTAAAGAAGTTTTCCAGATCCGGTTTTAGACTCATTCAAGACGTGCTGTAAAACTCTCCAGGTAACCTTACCCGGGATACCATCGCACCATCCCCAGAATCCGCCATTGTAGTAATTTTTGACGATGTCTGGTCTCGCGTGCCAAACCCAATACTGGAATATCCGCCACGTCTTTGCTCCGTCATACCCATCGATTTCTAATACGGGCGAACCGGTAAAGTCGTTGACTACTGACACAGGAACGGCGTTACTCAAAAAAGCTTGGAAGGCCTTGATCATCAGAGACGGACGACTCTTCTGCCCGTCAACAGGGGTTCCCATTACTTCCTGGAATCGAGAATAAGTCTTCGGACCGGGGATTCCGTCAACGGCTATGTTGTTTACAGCTTCGGCTTTGTCTTTGTGCCGCCAATCGGGGCGAATAACCGCGGCAATAGCCGAGCTACGCTGTCTACGCCAAACCCCATTGCCTGCTTGTTGACTACCCAAAGCCCCCGATGATGTGTTACCCTCGATGGTCTGGAGAATCCCGTTTCCAAGATTCTTTTCGACAATGCCGACGTGATCCGTTGACCCGCCGTTCCAATTGAATATAACCACGTCACCCGGTTGTGCCGAAACCGGTTTTACCAATCGATCTGAACACCGCGCGAGTGTCAGATCGGTGTTGTATGACGGCCCGCCGATTGCGTCGATCTCACCGGCTAGTTCAAAACACATGGATACAAAACACATGCACCACCAAACAGAGGTTGATGGTCCAGCAAGCCACGGTTGATACAAACGATTAGCCATGTAACGACCGGCTTCAGACCCAGGAAGCGGATCGTCTGGAGCATAATACCCGATTCGACTCGCCGCTTGTTCAAGAACTTTCTTAGCACTCATTTGGACAGAACCTCTTTGTCTTGCGGGACATCGACGCCAAAGTCATCGTCGGGATCTTTCCCCGGAGCCCTTTGCGCGTCTTTCGGAATTTCTGTTTCGGTCATTGTCTCCTCTATCCGGTTGTTCCCAATTGTTGCTTTCTAGCCGCGTTTAAATTTCGATTTCGATTGAGAATCTCTCGCTTACTGGCCTTTTTTGGTGGTGTGTTCTTTATGTTACACACACGGATTAAAGTTAGTAATCGGTTCAAATGCCAATTCTCAAACTCGACAGGTACCGACAAAGCGATCATCCAATAATAGATGAGTTCTGATGTGACCATCTCACGATTTTTATCAGGTTGACCGTTCTCACTAAAAGTTGTGGCGGTCATTGGTGAATCTATGTATTTGGAAATCTGATCGATCTCTAAAGTTGTGAGATTGCTGTAAACTCTGTCGGAAACACTGTTGAGCGTCATGCATCGAATGTAGTCCAGAGTTTCCTCCGGAGATTTTTCGCCTTTTGAAATGAACGGTTTCTCCCATTTTGACTCCCATTTTGACAGAGAGACGAGAGAGTGTTCTAGCTTCAGAGTTTCTGCTGGATAAACTAGAAAAGTGTTTGTTGCGTCATCGAAATGTTCACGCTCTGGTACTTCTACGACCAGCATGGGTGCTCCTATAGAAGAGAGGCGGAGACTTTTAAACCTCCGCCCCCCATCGCTAACCAAATTAAGTGGTGATGAGCGCCAAGATAGCATCCGGCATAAGCAGCGCTGCCGCGTTGGTGGCATCGCCAAACAGCTTAGCCTCGATCGCGGCCATCTTCACCGAGCCAAGTTCAATCGAGTCAAGCACCATGGTTGAAGTTGGCAAGTAACCGGTAACATTAACCGGCGTAGTGGTAATTTCCCAGCTGAACGTGGTGGGATCAGGCGAGTCGTTAATCGTGGAGTATGCCTTTTCGGAAGGAGACGCGACAGCACCCCAAACGATATGAAGTTTGTATCCGGCTTCCCGCGTCAAGTCGTTACCGATCTTGGTGCGGTAAACAAGACCGAATGTCTTGCGCTCCTGCTGACCAATGAATGCGCCAGGCTTAGGCTGAGCAGATCCGTCGCACTCGGCGAATTCTTCGGGGTAGGTGAACGCCTCGATCGTACCCTTAAATTCCTCGGTCGACAGGATGTTGACGTACTTCATGTTGTCAGCATACTGGGCATTGGGCTCGGCACCCTCGGGGCTCTCAGTAACGTTGATCAAACCGTTCCACGGAACACCCAACGGGTATGCGCCATTGCTGTCTCGCACATAGAGAACGCCTTGATCGACGCCGGTCTCGTAGAAACGCTTACCGGTGTCATCCCAGGTGAGTTTAGCCATTCTGATTCTCCTTAAAAGTATAAGTTAAAAACGTCATGATTCAAGTTATCGGACACATAGTGACGATCAAAACTACACATCGGTAGATTTATCACTTTGTCTACAATTGTGCTATCCGGATCGCGATCAATAACTGTAAGAGAGTATCTCTTGTTTAAAGAATACAGTTTATTGTCGGCGAAAGTTGTATTCCAATACGATCTTTCGTAAATAATACAAGGATAGATCAACTGTATGTTGGAGGGCGGTTGAAAATACACATTGCTAGAGCCAAGCAACTGCTCCAAAACAACTTGGAGATCGGTTCTAAGTCCCATTGTAAACTCCACCGAACGTGAGGATTAGACGGGGGCGCTGGACCTCCACGTTAGTGACTTTCCAGCGGGTCCCCATCCATTCCACATACCTGATGGCAAAGAAATGTGCATTCGCGTAGGCATCAGCCATAATACTGATCGAATTGTTTACTCGAAGATCGTCTATCACGGTATCGCCCGGCTCCAAACGTCGGGCATTCCTAAAGACGTCACCGTAATAACTACGTTCAGTGATTTGCTCATCCCACACGCCAGGAGCCTTCTCGACATTTATAGCGTAGCCGACGACTCCATAAAATCTTGCCATCTTAACTTCCTATCAAGCGGCGTTGCGGGTGAAGTCCCAATCCGCATCGAAGTTGTGCGCGAAGTAGTAATCCGTCTTCGGCTTGGCGATGATGGTGATCGTAGCGCCAGCGGCAATTGCTTCCTGAGCCCCAGCGGTAAGCTTGGTCTCAGTGAGCGTGTCATCAACGCTGTAGTAGTCAACACCAGTGACGGCCGGGATCGTAACAACACCCGTCGAAGCGACGAACGTCGGAACGGTCGGAGTAGCCAGAGTGCCCTGAGCACGACGGATAACAACGGCCGACTTCGGCAAAGTCAAAGCGCCAGAGAGACGGGTCTCATACAGGTACTTGTACTGGTTGTAGTCGATGTCAAAGTCGTCGAAGAAGGCCAGCTGACCGCCCTTGTCGGCGCCAATGACATAATCCGAGATGTTAACCATGATGCCGACGATTTCGGGCTTGGTCTCGAGAGCCTCGACAGGAACGAGACGCGAAACGCGCATCGCGGTGGCAAGTTCTCCCTCGGAGTTGTACAGACGCCGACCAATCTTGTCCTTCAAGAGGATCAAATCGGTAATGATGGCTTCAGTCGTGTACAGAGTCGGAGTCCCAGTGCCCTTGTAGTTGGAGCGAGCGCGAAGAATGGACTCGATGATGACGTCTCCGGAAACGTTCGCCGGAAGCGTAACCTTGTGTGAGTAGAAGTCCGAGTCGTATGCAATGGGGCGGATGTTATCCTCATTGATCTTGTCGGGATCATCGATCTCGCGCCCGTCGCCGAAGAGAATGGCCCTAGCGAGCTCCTCCTCAAGCATGACGCGCATCTCAGCCTTAAGCCACGCCACAACATCGAAGTCGGTGATGTCAATGATGTCATCACGATCGAGCTTCTGCTTCTTGTAGATGGTGGTTGGCACAGTAGAGCGCTGGCTGACCTTGAAGAACTCTTCCTTCTTCATGGTGCCCTTGACGTAACCCTTGGCCCTAGCGGTATCCAAGGTGATATCAGCCGACTGGCTCTTAATGCGGCTGAACGGCGTATGACGAGAACCGTCGATAATGCCAGCGACCCACTCGGTACGACGCTTGACCCAATCGGGAGTTGCGCGAATCTTGGTTGCATCCGGGAAGAGAATGCTGATGTCCTCAATACCGTAAGTCACGGCATGCGAGAGGAACGACTCCTTGAGGGAACCGGTCTTCTCGGCATCAGCAAAGATTTCTTGGATCTGGGCATGGGTCAGGGTATGCTTCGAGTCGGTCTTGTCTTTGCCCTCGAAAACGTTGTGGTGCATAAGGGTTCCTCCCTCGTCAGAGTGTTCGATATGATCTTCGGTGGTGTCTTTTTCGGATTGTTCCAACTCATCGTCAACTTCTTCGGTTTCACCGATTGCGTCGCTAACGATTATTTCGACGAGTTCTTTCTGCTCGTCATTGAGTGTGTCGTAAACGTCTTGAAGGGTCTTCTTGGTCTTCTCCACAGTTTCTTCCTTTTCGGCGTGTTCAAGTTCGAGATCGACGCCCGAATGAATAATTACTTCGTCGGCAAGGATCTCGTAGCCTTCTCCGTGAGCCATACTGACATCTTCAATGTATGCTCCAGGATTGGAATTGGCGAAGACCAAACTCACTTCTCTAATGTTTCCGTGATAGACATCATCGCCAGTTTGCCGCAATTGATTTGCATAGATGGAAAGTTTATTAACGTCCTTGTGTTTGACAATAGCTTTGGCATGCAAGCCCTTAGGCGTCTCGTTGAACGAGGCGTAACCATACACACCATCTTGGCGATTCTCGAGAAGAACATTACCCAAAACGTTCTCTGGATCATCATGCATGTGTTGCCAAACAAGAGGAACGACTTGACCGTCGTTGTGCTTGAACGCGTCGGCCTTTATGATGCGCCCGTCTCCGCATTTGAGGTTGTTTCGGGTAACATACCCTCCGAAATCATACACCATTTTGATTTTCTCCGTTGTCTGTATTGATTGGCGGGGCTTCGACTTCGGGTTGATTTAGATTCTTGTTCCTCAATTCGTCAGCACCCGGCTGATTAGACGGCTTGTATCCGATAATAGCCCTGACTTCATTTGAAGAAAGGATCTCGTTTCTGGTGAACTTGTCCGCAATCTCGGCCAACTCGAGAACGGGAACCAATCGGAACGGATCTCTGAAGAAGACGATGTCTTGCCCTAGAGACCTGGCCGTTTTCGTAAGGAACTTACGGCGCATCTCGTCGACTATCGCCGAAAGCACGGGCTCAACTGTACGGTTGTAATAATTGAGCATTGTTTTTTCGTCGGCAGTCCCATTGAAGACCGATTCGGTAAGCCCCAACTGGTTGTACAACATGCCGGTTAAGTATTCAACCTGTTTCAACAAGTTGTTTTCAGCCGGTCTATTCAACTGGGTTATCTTCTCAGAACCATCAACATACGCAATTCCATACTTAGATCCGGCCAGTTGCAACTCAATGTCTTTTGTACGTTGAATGGCTTGAGCACGTCTAGCGTCGGATTTGATTGTGTATGGAAGTTGAATGAACAAGTCGAGTCTTCCTGAACCGGACTGTGTGTCGATACTGTCGAGAAGATTTATCTTGTTTACAAGTCGTTTCAAAGTCGAGTTCGGCTCGTTCATAACCAGATAGAGAGGGTTCTCTATGATGGCTACCATCGATTTTGGTAGAGTTACTTCCTCTTTACGACCGAGTTTCTCATTGTAAACTTCAACTCGAATGTGGTCTGGGAACCAATCGAGAATCTTTCCAGTTCTCAATGACCGAATGTCGTATCCGCCAGAAACCTGAGGGTTGATGGTTGTGTCAACAGGAACTATAGCGATAGCGCCTTCATCAAACAAAGACATGACGGCTTCTTGAAGAAAGTTTCGACCTGATTGATCAACATTGGCCGAGATAGAGAGGCACTCATTCAAACCGCTTGAAACAGACTCCAAAAACCTACCATTTTGATCCATCCGGGCATGCACAACCGAGATGGCTGATACGTCAATGGCTATCTGATTGTAAATCGACGAGACTATAGTTCGTTCGCTACCGAGAGTCAATCGGACTCTGTCTGGTCGAATGCTATACCCCATACCGAAGTCGTATTGCGGGTATCCGTATACGGCTTCGCGATTACTAAAAGCGTTCCAAGCGTGCATCAAACGTCCGCCTAAATTTTTCAGCAAATTACACCTCCTTTCGTCATTCAAAAGCCTCTTTGTTCAGCTTAAAAGCAACCCAAGCATCAAGTAGCGCCGACACGTTGTCAATCTTCTCATCGTAACGACGCTTTAGAAGTTTACGGTTTCCGTTGGTGTCTTCAACGGTTATGGCGTTACCCATAGTGAACATCATAATCGCTTGATCGAAGATCAGCATTCGTTCCCCACTCAACTTCTTCAACTCACCGAGAGGGACCGATTCTGCTCTTGCTCCTTGAATCACTTTCTCTATTCCGTAAGGCCCGTTGTCCTGCTCCCACCTTTCAACAAACTCTCTGGCGTTATACGGATCGAAACCAAAGCAACGAACATCATACTTTTGCCGTTCAATAAACGCGTCTAGGTCCTCATAGACGTCGTTCTTAAGATCCAAAACGGTACCTTCTAGAACTTGAAGGCTGCCTTCTTCCAGAAACTCTTGATACTTGTTTTTCATAGAGTTTGGAAGTTTCTTCAAAGTTAACTCAGAGATGTAACTTCTCGCTTTTATACCAAATGTTCCGTCCCCTAAAGGGAATAGAAATGTAAACGCGCAGAAGTCATCACCCTGCGAAAGGTCCGCGCCGATAGCGCAAGGAAGCTGCCAAAAGTCTCTGTTGCGATGCGGAATAGTCTCTTCATATGTGAAGAAATACGTGTAGCCTTCCATAGGAATACCGAAACGCTTAGCCAAAATATCATTTCGAGTAGCTGGCGCTTGCTCTGCTCTTTCGACATCGAGCTGATAAGTCTCATAAGAGACCGTTTTCCCAAGGTTTGGGTTGGCTTTGAGCCATGTTGATGGATCATTGACCTCCTCAATCTCGTCAAGACGGTAATACCAAATCGAAACGTGAGGGTTTATGTATTCGCCCTTGAGTATCTTCATCAACTCGAGTTTGATATCATCGCCGCTGCTGTTTCTGACAGTTCCTTCAGAACTCATAGCTACAATCAAGTAGTCATCGAGTTTCGAAGCACCCTGCTCGACAGCGCCAACGACATCTTCCCGAATGTCGCCCGAAAGCCACTCGTCGATTGTTGAGATTTTAGGACGAAGACCTTGAAGTTTATCTATAGCCATAGGTCTGACTTCAAGAATCGATCCTGTAAGGAAGTTCTCAATACCCTTTTTGGTCGAAGCTAGTTTTTGTCTATTAGCTCTTGATCCGGTTGTGTTTTGAAGAGAGCCCTCGGTCATGAACTTAAACAGAGGGCCTCTAGCTCTTGTGATTGATGTCCGAATAGGAGACATTACCTCTTCGGCTTGCTTCATTGTCGGTGCCGTCGTGATTTGGTGTGTGGTGGCTGTATCAACATTCAAGAAGTAGTTTTGAATTGTTGAACCATACATTGATTTGGCGGCGCCTCGAGCAACGATCAAATACTGCTTCCTTACGAGACGTTTTTTGACGAGTTTTCTAACGTAATGCCCGCCGTGACCGTCGTTGTTCGGTTCGTAAACACTTCTATCAACGAAGTAATACCAACCGAAAATTTGCTCAGCCCATAGTTTGAACGAATCAAGAAGGTATAAATCGTTACCGTCGGTTAGCGTTAATTCTTTCTCGCAGTATTGGATGTATCCGTCGATAGCTTTGTCATCGTAATAGACTCCCGGATTTGCTATCAGATCATCGATCCGATTCATCTCCATGGCGATCTCGCGACAAACCGGGATCTCTCCCCGCATCACCGAATCGCGGAATTCACCGTAATACTTCGGCGTTGCTGTGTTAGAAAGTCCCATTTTGATTCACTCGCTTAACTAGTCCTCGTTTTTGTCATACTCGGGTTTCTTAGTCTTGACCTTCAAACCTTTAGCTACAGCGGCGCTAAAGTAGTTTGATACATAAGGCTTAACGGCAGCTTTTGCGGATTCGAAAACTATGTCTTCACTTGTTTTTAAAACCCTGTCAATGAGCCGAGACGCTAAAGGATGAGGATTGAGAGACGCGGCGAGCTCTTTCTCCATTCGAATCCGGTTTAGAGCATTCTTAATTTCGTCGTCAGTCATCTTCTTAGCGTTGCCTTTTGTCAACGCCGAAGGTTTCTTTGTAACGGTTTCAAAACGCTTCTCCATGTTGAGTCGGGCTACTTCTCGACTTAGATCGGCGTCTGTATACTTTCTCAGAGACCGCTTTCGCTGCCTAGCGACCGGCGTCTTTTTGTCTTGAGGTTTGTTGGAACCAGGCGTTTTAGGCTTGTTTCCTGTTGAGACATTGCTCCGGAGGTTTGATCTACGAACGCCCCATCGCATTCCTTTTACACCATAATGCGTGAGCGTCATCTCTTTTTCGCCATTATGTATAAGGAAGTTGTCGATTACAGATTGTGTTGTGTCATTCACTTGTGCTGCCTCCCTCCAAAGGTGTTGTGTCTGTTTATGACGAATTATTCACGAACAACTGGTGCCAACTCGGCAATCGATTTGTGTGACCACATAGAGGCGTTTTCCAACTCGGTAAATACGACCGATTTCGCTCGACCATCCGGAAGGGTTTGGTTCAACCACTCGGCAAACTCTCTGAATTTAAGTCGAGTATCTCTGTGCATAGGTAGTGTGGCATTCGGACCCTCGATTGTGGCTTTGTGAAACCCAAAACGATGTTCGATTTCTTCTACACTAAACATTATCCCTCCAAAGGTAATGGTTCGGTGTCCACTTGGACGTTAATTCGCCATTCGTACTCACTTATCATCGCTTTGATGGCCTCAAGAACGAAAGACGTTGCGGGAGGGTCGAAAGCCAAACGCGTCTTTAGATAGACGAATGACTTTATCGCCTCCAGGTCAGAAGCCGTTCCAATAAAGTCCTGCCATGTAGCTAACGACGAAGTTATACTGAATCCCGATGGCGACCCAACACCCAACTGAGTTAAAGTCATCAATGCCGAGTTGATATGGACAATGATGTCGGTATCGAAAGCCGTGTAATTTGCATCAAGACCGAGCATCTTCTTGATTGTGTTTAGAATGCTGTACTCCATATACACCTCTCATTTCGATAGGTTTTAAGCGACTAGGTGTTGGGTCTTACGGGCTCGTTAGGCTACAGAGTCTGCGCCGAAGACGTCATCGACCACAACAGGCGGCGGCAAGGCCTCAGCCTCGCGCACACCTTGCACGGTCGCCTTGATATGCTCGCGGAGCTTGCGGCGCATGAACGCCGGGCGCGGCCCGTCCTCCTCTTGTGACCGCCAGCCGTAGGCGGCGCAGTAGGCGCGCCTGATCTCGCCAATGTTGGCGTCGGCGAACGTGAGTGTGATGTCAGCCATTGAGGTCTCCTTGCTGGGTGAGTTGGTCGAGTGCCCGCCACGCCATCGCGGCAACGTTGCGGGCGTCGGGGTGGCCGATTTCGACGGTTTGTCGGGCGACGAGTCCGGCGAGCCATGCGGCGACGTCGGCGGTCAATGTCACAACTTGGTCCATGTCACTGCTCCTAGGTTTGAGATTGTTGACCGCCAGCGCGACCCGTCCGGCGACGTGAGGACGAGGCCCTTGGTCGCGTCCTGCACCTCCAGGTCGCGGGCACCGATAGCGACCTGCGCGAGCGCCGTAGTGGTGACGTCCGCGCCGAGCGCGACCGATCCGGCGTGCGCAGCGGATGCCATGCTGCCAAGCGCCATCGCCTTGGCCCCGTCCGCAATGGCACGGTATCCGATGGTGACGATGTCGTCGGATTGGTTGGCGGAGCCCTGTCCAGATTCGTGGCCGACGGTGGTTTGGCGGAGTGC